AAAAGCGTTTGTTCCTTGTGCTGAATATGCAAGTGTTCCTTGGGCCGCTAAAAATACACCTCCAATTTGCAAAGCGGGAGCAATCGCACTCCAAGCACTCGGCGTAACCCCCAGACCAAGGTTGCCGGAGGCGTCGAGGCGCATTCGTTCGGTGTCGTTTAAAGAGAACGTAATAGGCGCATTATTTCTTGCGCCTAGTTCAATACGAGTGGATCCGGAAGTGTTGTACGAATTCAGGTATCCAACCTGATCTGTATCGGTAGTCGCTCCGCGATAAAAACTAATTTGCGAAAAATCCGCAGCCCCGCCTTGAATTGTTAGCTGTCCTCGATAAGCGGTATTGTTTGCGTTTAATTTTGCAAGGCTTCCATCAAACGTCAGCGCCGACCCAGTAGTCAGGACCTTAGAGCCGTTGAGGTAGGAGACACCGTTCGCCGTACCAGCGGAAAACGTAACCGCTTGAGAAGCATCAATCGAGACCGCAGTAGTACCCGCAGTTTGAAGCTGCAACACCCCACTGGTATCGGCGGTTGATACCAGCCCAGCGGACGTCGATGCGTTAATCGTAGATGCCATTGCTAACCTTTAAGAGATGACGTAGCGCGAGCCGCTGCTGACAGTTACCGTTACTCCAGGCGCATAAGTAATTGGCCCAACGCTGTGTGCGCCACGCGCCGCCGGAATCGTGTAATTGTTGCTGATCGTCAGGTTATTCAGATAAATGCAACCGTCTGCAACCGTGCTACTCACAGACGCCCATGAGAGCGTCCCAGAGCCACTTGTCGAAAGAACCTGCCCCGACGTACCGTCAGAGCCAGGAAACGTGTACGTGGTGAATCCGGCAACCGCTGGCGCTTGGAGCGTAATCACTCCAGAAGTCGCACCTTTGAATCCAACCGTCGTAAACGTTCCAGCATTTGGCGTTGTAGCGCCAACAGTGCCGTTGATGTTGATCGACGCTGTGCCGGTCAGATTGGTTACCGTGCCGCTGGATGGAGTGCCAAGAGCGCCACCGTTGACCACAAACGACCCAGCAGTACCAACGGCTATTCCGAGCGCGTTTAAAACGCCCGATCCAGTAGTAATTGCTCCGGGAGATTCTCCTGGCCCACCACCAATCACCAAGTTGCCAAGCCCCAAGGGGTCGCTACTAGCCCAAGTCGTTCCGCTTGTGAAATAAGGAATGCCGCCAGAGTTTCCCGCAATCGTCAGCGCCAACGTGCCAGACGTTGTAATCGGAGATCCACTAACAGAAATAATTCCGCCAGTGAAGGTCTGGGCAACGCTGGTAACCGTACCCGCGCCAGCCCCACCATACGTAGGAATATTGAGCGTATTGCCGACAAACGTCGCTGCCCCGCTAGTGCCGGTCGTTGTCAGCGTGATCGGTGCTTGGAAGTCCGTCCCCGCTGTGGCAGCGCTGATAGCCGATCCATTACCCTTTAGAACCCCAGTGATGCTTGTGCCAACTGAGATTGAAGGAGTTGTGGTCGGGTTAGATACCGTGCCGCTAAAGCCGTTAGCCGAGGCAACCGAGACGGTTGTGACCGTGCCGCTGCCGCCACCACCACCAGCGCCTGAAGTTGCCCTAAGTGCCATTACAAACCCTCGCCTGCGGTGACTTCAAAAGCTCCAGCAGCATCTGCTTTGAACCAGGCATTTGGAGGGATTCCACCGATCACTTCAACTGAGCTTGGCAGAAACCCAAGCGTTGCCGATGAAGGATTACCGGCTGTTGGAGCCGTTACGGTGATTGTCGGCGTTGCATTGTTTGGCGGTGGTGCAATCCAGCTAATGTACTGAGCCGAAGCGCTGGTATTGCGAATTCTATAGCTTGATGGGTTGTCGTTGTTCTTGGATGCAACCTGCACAACAGACGTTCCAACAAGGTAAGTTGGGCCAAACGGCGTGAAAGGTGAATTATACATTACCCTGATCTTCCTTTGCTTTTAGCTTACTGCGCCATTTTTATGAGATCAAAGAGAAAAGCCGACCCTTGTGAGATCGGCTTTCTTTCTCATTTGCCCAAATTAAGGCAGGAAGGTTAGATCGTAACCATAAACAAACACGTCAACCGTAGCAGCATAAGACGCTGCCGTGCCGACGTTAAAGTACAGGTTCTGAGTTGTCTGAGCTGCTGTAGAAGCTACAGTTCGCTGCGACACAACCGAAGCGCTGGTCAAAGCGCTCAAGCTGGCATTCGCCACGATTGCGGTGCCGCTTGCGCCAGGCGCTGGAAACACGCCGGCCAAAGGGACGGTAGCCGTCGACAGGTTAGCCGAAGCATTGGTCACGATGACGTTTGAAACGCTATAGCTGCTGGTGTTAAGGATCGGCAGAACGGTGTCACCCGTTGCTGCTAGGTTCACTGATTGATAAGACGCCAACAAACGCAGAGCCTGGTTTGTGCCAAGGTTCTGTGGATGATTGGCAACGGTACTTGCGGGACCTGGATTCGCCATGATTTATTTCCTTAAATCTTTGTTGATTAGGCTGCGACGCGGCAAGCCAATTCGGGATACAGCATCGCCCAACCGTAAAGCACGTCAAGACGGCACGGGATGGAGTCGTTATTAATTGTATATTGGCGGACCACACGAATCGAAAGGCCCAGCTCTTTATCCGATGCGCGACCAGCAAACACGACCCCCATTGGCAGCTCGAGATCGGCGCAAGCCAATGTTTCTGCATTGCGATGCAGGATGATGTTCTGTGGCGATACCGTTCCGGTATTGTTGAACGGGGTCACAACAGCCGTGCTGCTGGTAGCCGAAACAAACACGTTCTGGAATTGGCCAGCGGTGATGATCGCGGGAGAAACCGTGACCGAAGCAGAGCCACCCGAGCTGATCGTAACGTCAGAAGTCACAACAAAGTTGCGCAAACGGTTCGTGCCATATGGCTGACGGTTCTGCGGGTTGACCGCATAGACGTTAGCAATGGTGATCACGTCGCCCTGCTTGATCGGTGCGGCAGCAGTAGCGGCAGCAATGGTGATCGTCGAAGACGATGCCCAGCCCGAGGTCAGCGAACCCGTAAAGGTGGCCGTGTTGGTCGACAGAGTAGCAGTGGCATAAGAGCCAAAGGTCTGCGACACAACGTTCTGGTCCATCTTCCAGCGCATACCAGCCGAGTCAGTACCCATCATGCCCTTTTCGTACTGGTCGCTGATCTTCTGGCTAGGCATAAACAGCCCTTTCAGCGAATCAACGATGGTAGCCGAGGTAAATGGCTCAACGATACAAGCACGGCGACCGTCGCGTGGTGCGCCTTCTGAGTCCAGATAAGCCTGGCCGGTCAAATAGGTCAACAGCGACGTCGGTGGCACGCCAGCGGTACCAACGATGTTTGCCACATTGTTTTTAGCCAAAACCAAACCGTCCCTATCGATCCGATTTGCAATTGTGGCCACGGCCGGTTTGATCAATCTGTCAGAAAACATATCCATCGACAATGCCAAATCAGCGGTGCTGAATTGGGTATCAACGTGGAATTGGGTATTCAAAGTGACAGGAATTGAAGTCTCGTTAAAGTCTTCAACCGAAAGGTTTGGTCCGGTAACGCCGATAAACCGTGCTGGCTTACGGACGTTAACAGTTGCACCAATCTTGGCACCGGCAACGGCAAATTGATCGTCGTATTCGCGGTTGACTTCGGAGGTAAAGGTGAGTTCGTTTTCCAAGACCATCAACGCTTCGTTGGTGATCTTGCTGATCGTTAAGAGGGTATTAGCCATTTCATTTCCTTCGCGTCAATGACGCATTAAATCTGTTTACCTGATCTTGCCGGCTTGTCTTGCCGCTTTCCATGCTGCATATGTCCCATGAAACTCCCCTTTGGAATTCACAAGATTATCAGCGGTTGCGTTGCTTGACTTGATAGGGTTAATCGGGGCTGGTGCCTTGCTTTTTACCACAGATCGCTCAGGCTTGCTAGTTTCAGATTTCTCAAACTTTGCTTCCAGCTTGCCAATGGCTCTCAACGCTTGAGCCGGCGTCAAATCATTAAAGGATCGGGCCTGATCTTGATTTGATGCAAGGTGATACAGGATTTGTGGTCCTACGTCTGATTCTAATATCGCGTCCCGAATGTGATTCGGCACAACGACATCGCTCGACGACACCATCTCATCAAAATCGTCAATCTCAGCCTTTGCCGCTTCGAGCCGTTTGGTCCAAGTCTGAACGACTTTCGCCTGTTGCTCTTGCGCTTTCCTTTCCTGATCCTGCCGATCTCGCTCTTTGAGTGCCCTTTCAGCGCTAAATTCAGCCAATGCTTCCGCATATTCGAAAGCATCGGTAAATTGATCCGGCGTAGGCTTGGCATCAGCAACAGGAGCCTGTCTCGGCGCCTGTCCTTGCTCCAAAGCCGCCAGCCGTGCTTCCAGCGCTTCCCTGGCGTCACGTTCACGCTGGGCGTCTGCCCTGGCCTGTTCGCGTTGCTTAGTCAGCTCTGAAAACCGCGCCTTCAGCTTGCTCGGTTTACCTTCGTTCTCTATGGCTGGTGCTTCATCTTCTGCTTCTGGCTCATTCTCAACCTCGGATTCGATTGGCTCTGCGTCATCGGCAGCCTCAGTCGTTTCTTCGGGAGCTAAGTTCAGTTTCTGTGCAAAAAATTCGGCTTGATTCTCGCTTGTGACAACTTGCGTTGTCTCTCGTTGTTCGCTTGACATGGTTACCCACGGATTTACCCGGTGAAACGCGCCGGTACGATTGCGTTTATATAACCCGCTTTTAGCTCTGTGTCAAAGACTATTGCATAAACGGGTTTTGCCCTTGGTCAACGTCCTGCACAGCATAGGTCGCAGCCATCATCTGTTCAGCATTACGACGTTCAATCTCTCGAGCCAATGCGTCGATCGGCATATTGTGAATCAGCAGGTTAACCAAAGCATCAATCTCGGTCTTATTTTGACTCGTGATCGACCTGGTGTTCTGGTCATTAACCCTGACTTCGGCCATTGTCTCAGTGTTATGAGCCTTTGCCGTAACTTCCATGAGCTTGCGCTTGTTGGCGCCTTCTTCCTTAATCTGCGCCACCTGACCGCGATTGTTGATCTCAAGCTGCATCGCTTGCATTTGCTGCTGCATCATCTGCATTTGCTGCTTGGCTTGTGCGAGCTGCATCTGGACCTGTGGCGGCACGTCTGATTTCTCATCAATCTGCGCCAACGGATTCACTGCTGCCAGCCGGTCGGCAATGATCTCGGCGCCAGGGAAATCCATCTGTCGAAATACCAGATCGCCAGCAGCCTGGAACAGCTCTGGGCTTGCACCAATGAGCGGCATCATTGCCTCAACCGCTTGGATGCGCCGTGATGCGTAGCCAGGACCCGTGTCCATGCTCACGTCGTACTCGCCAACCGTCACGTCGTTCAAGACTCTCCCAATTTGGGAAGATTCATTGATGGTGATCAAGTCTGGCTTGCCATCAACGCCGATAATGCGCATAACGCGCTCAGAGTCATAGATCTTGGGGATCAAATCAAGAATGATGCGACCAGTCTGCGCAATGGATTTGGTCAAATTATCGTAGTAATGATAATTCGTCATATCCGTCTGCTGCTGCTGACCGTTCAGCGCCTTGCCGCTGATGTTGCCGGTCGGCAATTGCGCAGGATCGAAGATGCCCACAACCTGCTGTAGATCGTTGCTGACAGACTCAGCAGCGCCCATGATGCCCAGCGGTGGTGGCTCGGGTTGCAGGCGCGTCGGAACCGGCGCCGTGCGTCCTTCAATGTCGGTTTGCTTGTAACGCAGAACCGGCGTGGCTTTGATGTTAGCCGCTGCCCACTCGTTTTCATGGCCCTCGTCCTGCCCTTCTGCCAAAAGCCACTTGGCTTTTGGCGCCAGAGCGATTGCCTCGGTCATGGAGGTCTGCCAGAAGTTGTACATCTTCTGGGGATCCTTGGCGTAGCGCACCAGACCGTACTTGATTGACTTGCTGTCAATAACGATCCGGCCACCGTAGACCGGCACCACGGGAATGTACTTGCCTGGCCAATCCCGCTCCTCAAGGATTTCCATCGCGGTCAGCTTGCACCACTTGACCACTTTCTTGTAAGAGTCCCGCTCGCCAACAATCTCAAGCCCATTTGCAGCCATGAAATCCTTGCTGGGCAGCTGGTCCTTAAACAACCGAGATTTATCGTTCAATAGGTACAACTTGGCCGGTTTTCGCTCGATGTAAAAGTACTCAGCGATTCGAATATCTTCTTTGGTCACCCACTCAGGGTTGGAATCGCCATTGCCGCGGCCTGAGAAGTTGCCGCCAGCATCTGAGTTTGGGTACAGATCACGAAATTTATCCTTACTCATCACGGTCGTGATAAGGCATCGCTCTTGGTCCGAGCCGTCTAACGCTGTTGAATTAGGGTCAAAGTAGACCGAGAACGGGTTCTCAATGGGATTGATATAGATCTCTTGATCAAACGAGTCAGGAGCCGTGTAATCGGTGACCACTCGCCAGTAACCCCAGCCCATGCGCACAGCAGACTCAAACGCCTTGTCGTAAGCGCTATCGGCGTCGCTGTTGACCTCAATATGCCGAGTTATCCCTTCCACAACCTCGGCGGTTTCTTTGTTTGAATAGCTGTTGCATGGATGGACCTTGATGCGCGGTCGCTGCTGCCTTTGTTGGTTGGCGATCTGACGGCAATAGGCGTCCAGCTTATTGATCGTCAAGCACGGCCTGGCTTCCAGGTTCCGACTGTTTTGGATCTCCACCGGCCATTGATCGCCGCTGACAAAGCGCAGATCGTCCAGCGCATCCGAGCGGTTGTTGGAGTCGGCTTCGTTGGCCAGCCGAAGAAAGTTCATTGCATCGGCAATGCGGGAATCGTTTCCCTCGCTTTGATAATTTGCCATTTCAGCTCATCCAGTTAGTCGGTAGCGTAAAGGTTTGCTGCTTCTTACGTTGCTTTGGCTCGTTGACCATCAATCCGATGTATCTAAACGCATCTGCGCCGTGCGAATAATGGTCGTGAAGGGGAGACTTTGAGAATCCACCCGTCTCTGGGTCGACTTCGTAGCGGTAATGGCGCAGACAGGTAAGACCTTCTGAGCACGCTTCTCGGTCGAACCAGCAGTTGTTGAAAATAGTTCGCGCAGCATTGATAGAGTCAGCAATTGGTACTCTCGGAATGATTCGTGTCTTGTATCCCGCCGCTCTGACAATCTCCTCAATAGATTTGCCAGCAGCGGCAAGCGTTTTGTTCTCAGCGTCGTGCGGAAGCCACAACGTGTCGTAATGGTATCCAAACGTCTGCAATTGCGCCAGGTAATAGCTAATTGTCTTTTGATTGTCTTCCATGTAACGCAACAGCCGCGTTTCCATGCCGACAAATTGGAGAAACCAAATCGCAGTGGCATCAGACCATCCCAGGTCAAACACGGCGTGGACAGGCTTGCTAGGATCGAACGGAACCCGTCCAATGCGTCCCTGAAGCTCGGCGTCCTGCATCTCCCTGGCAAACACAGCACCGTCAACGGTCTGCCGGCATATGCCCTCCCAGACCGTGTTGTAAGCCTCGACGTCCCGCTCTTTAAGAGCGTCCTTCTCAGCCCTTAGAGTCTCCGGGAACCAGGGATTGTCGGACCAGTTGATCTTAGTGACCACACAGTCAGCAGGAGGATGCACCACAAAGCGTTGGAACGTCTCATCAGTCTCAAGTTCCGGGTTAAAGCTGATCCAAATCTCCGAATCCTGCTTACGAATCGTCGGGATTAGCACGTTCCATGACATTCGAGAAACTGACTGGGCCTCCTCGACCCAACATACATCAACACCTTCGAATGATTTTATGTTGGATACATTATTCTTTAGTCCAACAAAGAAGAATTCAGAGCCGTTTTTAGCTCTGATTGACGTTTGGGTTATTTCATAGAATCCATGCAATCGCAATGATTCGATTTGGTCGCATAATAGTTTATGCACCGAATCACGTATTGACGTCTGGAATTCCCGAGCGCATAGAATGCGAGTGGGCTTAGATGCGCCAATGATTAGCAGCGCTCGAGCAATCGCCCAAGACTTGCCACCGCCACGACCGCCGTAGGCTACCTTATACCGATGCTTATCAAAAAGAACCGATAGTTTCTCAGGAAACTCGGCGTTTGAAACGGCATAATCAATTTCATTCACTTGGCTTAACAAATGTGACTTTAATGCCCTCAACCGGCGATCCGTCTGGATTGCTCAGCACGGTCGTGTTGCGCTCGCCCCAACCCATTTGGGCCTTTGACCACCAGATCATCGCCGTAGTGTCGCCAGCCATTGCCTTGTTGTAGAGCGTGTCGGCAATGGAAGCGCTGGCTTTAGCCTTGCCAACGGCCAGCTCAACCTCGTAGTACTTACGCAGCGTTGGAGCGCTGATGCCGATAAGAGCCGCGATCTGATCCTGCGGCAAGCCGAGTCCAGCAGTCTGCTCGACCTTGGCTTTCGACGTCTCAGTAGGAACGTGCGGAGGAATCATCTTTTATAGGCGAAAAAATAGACGGTTGATCGGCATCTTACTCTCGCTTCAGAATGGTGAGATTTTTTTCTTCGCCAGGGAACACGACAAAGTTTCGCGTGCCTTTTCCAGCGCTTCGAGAACCTTCGTCAAAATACTGAATGCCGGGAATTCCGGCTTTGCGTAATGCTTCCGATACTTGCGATGCTGTTGTTGAAGAAGTTCCACCAAGATAACCAATTGCTCTGCCAGCGCCACCTTCAGCGTCGCCATATTCTGCAAGTCGTTCAAGCCATAACTTTCTAAAGTTTTCTGGCGTGCTTCCTTTAACTTGAACACCTATTGGCCTGCCACTTTCTGTTACATAACCCATATAACCGCTTGAAGGAGCAACTCTTAATTTTAACCCCATTGCTTCAGGGGTTAATGATTTTAATATTTCAGGTTGTTCGCTCAACGGCCTGTCCCAATGCAACATTTTGTCAATCATTGGATCTGGCAAATCAACGTGATAAAACGAACCTTCGTTTTTTCTAATGCCGCCAGATGCCTTTAATGCTTTGAGTCTTTCTAAGTCACGCGAAGCTCTTGCCGCTGCTTCTGGGTAATCTGGATTGGGCTGAGCATATTTTTTCGCTTCTTCAATTGCTTTATCCAAATCGCCTTTTCTAGTTGCAACCCTTATATTCAAATGTTGCAATTCATCCGGGTCAAAAAACCCATTATTCGTAATAAATTTATCTTTTGATAAAGCGACCCTGTAACCCTTTGCAGTATCAGGATGCTCTGCTAAATACAATCCGTGACCGTACACCTGTGCGCCTTCGCCAGTCCCGATCTGAGATGCCCTAAATTCGCCCAACGGGTTGGCTTCAGTAGCGGCAAATCGGTGAGGAGTGCCGTGGTAAGCCGTTAGCTCTGCAAGCCCTCCAGAACGCCGCATAGCGTTCATTGCAGCGTTGTAGGCAACATCACTCGTCGCCAAGTCTTTCAGGGCCGTGCCGGTCATTCTAGCCCCGGCTGCGCCGGCTTTGGCAGTTGGTCCAACTATCGGTGCCACGGTCATTGCTGCTGATAGCGTGTCGGGTCGCAGTTTGGTCGTGTAAGCCGTGCCGGTGGTCAATGGCTCGTTGTAGCTGACTCTGTTGAGCGTGCGCTGTAGCTCGGGAATGCCGAGCAAATCGCTGACTGGCGTTGACAGTCTGCCCTCAGTAATCGGACCGCCGGCCTGGAGCGTAGAGCCAACGTCGTAACCCTTGGCGCCCAACTCAAGCAAGTCAGCCAGGAAACCAGAGACACGGTTGCGCGGTGTTGGTCTGATCGTCCCGGTGATCCTCGGGTAATCAGCCATCAGCAATTCCAGTTTTTGAGCGATGCCTTGGCACGCTCTGCCGGACCCTTGGCGTTTTTCACAACGCCAGACATTCTTGCGCAGAAACTGGCCTTGCGACCCTTGTCTGCGTCGGTCTTTGGGTTCGGCGCCGGTGGCTTGAGATTGGCGTTGTTCTTGGCGTTGTACTCAGCACGACCTTTCGCAGTCATCCCGGCGCCCTTCTCGGTCGGGTTGTAGGTCTTGCCCTTCCCCGTGGTTGTCCGGGGAATGGGCTTGTCGTGCTTTGTAGCCATTACTTTTTCTTCGCCGGTTTGGCAGTCTTCGCAGCTTGCTTAAAGTCAGCAGCAGACGGTGCCGCCTTGCTGCCGACCTTATTCATCTTCTCGCCAGAGCCGGCTTTGATCCGTTCCTGCTTCGCGTTAATGTTGGCATAAAGGCCAGGTTTCATGAGTGGTCTTCAAAAGAAATCACAAATTCAACACCGTCATCCTCGTCCTCTGGCTCCAGCTCGCAAGCGTGCGTGCCAACGGCCAGAAACTGAGCAATATGCTGGTCCAGCACGCGCTTGAGAACATCACGGCAATCTGGGCATTCCTCGGTGTCGATTGCGCCCATCATGACCGCAATTTCCTCAGCCAGCTCAGCTTTACCGGCTTCTGACCCGTCTTCAAACGCCTGAGCGTGAATGTCTTCTGAGGATTCGCCGATCTGGTCCTCAAGCGCTGCAACAGCTTCTTTCAACAATTCTAGATCGTCATGGATGCTCATTTAGGTGGCCCCGTGGATGATGGAGAAATTCAGGATCACAGCTTCAGAATATGACGTACCCGTCAGGTTACGCAGTGTCAGGATTGCTGAGCCAGCCGTCATCAACGTCACATAAGTGGTGTACGCGCCGGTTGTAGCGCCACCAGAGATGTTTACGATGATCGTATCGTTGGTCGATATGGTGCTGTTGTTCATCGTGAACGACACTGCGGTGTTGCCGGCCAGCGCAGCGTTGTTCATTGTGATCCGGCCCATGCTCTTGTTGAGCGTGACAGCCGTGCTCTTGTCGGTGAGCTGCGTCACCGCGCCCTGAGCGGTAGCGGTATAGCCAATCTCAGCGCTGGCATAGCACGTCGTAAACTCTGGATCGGCGTAAGCAACGCCTGTAGCGATTGAATTACTCATGATTTTCCTTTATTCCACGACGGCGCAAACGTCCGCCTCTTGGATGATTTGGTAGTCCTGGCCCTCAACGCTGTGAGTCGGCCAATTGAGGTAGTCACCGTTGCCATACTTGATCCGGTCCCCAACTCGAGCTTCCTTGACTTGGGGTCCGACCGCGACGATCGTGCCCTCGTTAAAGGGTTCGCGGTTGTTGACGTGAATCACGTCCGACAGTTTCCTGACGGACGGTTGCACGGTGATGAAGTCACGTAACGG